AAAGCCAAGGTACAGACTGCGGACGATCCGGTTCAGGTTCTGGCAAATCACACCGGTAATGATCGCGGTGTTGTTCACATACACGTCGCAGTAGAAACCAGTGCTCTTTTGATAGAGGTTGATCTGACAGTTTTGGCCACCCAATTGCACCGTCATTGTCTGCGAGTAGACATCCGAAATGGGTATGACATTCATTGGAAGATCGGCGTAGATGTGACAGTGAGTCCGTTCTCGGTCGCTATTTTCTGGAGCGCCGCCGCGCGCGTAGTGCTCGGATCCTGCGGTTGCACGCTGCCGTCACTCACTGGATCAGCACCGCTTGGTGCTGCTGTGTTAGCAAACGCCGCTGTAGCCGTAACCCGTACCTCCAGCAGCCAGAGATCAACCGTCAACAGGCCCACGCCGTTGGTCGACGTGCGCTGATAGCTGTAGTTGACGATATTGGCGCTCGGATAAGAGACCTCGGGCATCACCACCTGATAGAGCGTCAGCGAATCCGCCGCAGAATCAACTGCATCCAGAAACGCCGACCGTTCCGCATCCGTGCCGCCCTTGGTCATGCGCATCCGGGCATCGAAGGGCATCGTCACCTTGTTATAGGATTCGAATGCGCCTTCTTCCTGCGGGTAGTTCGGTAATTTCCAGTCGCGCTTGAAATCGACGCTGATGATGGAGTCGGGTTGCAGAGCCAGCGATCCGTCGTCGTTGAAGATCCCCCATTGCGGGAAACCAAACATTGCCAAGACATTCGCCGCATCGGCAACGACCAGGGTTACGTCATTGACGACGCTAGTAACCTGGCCCAGAAGTGACGGAATACCGTTTGCCATTACGTCAATCCTGTGTTTGCCTGCGGGACGGTGAAGCTATATTTGCCGACTGCCTTACCGAACTCGCGCGCGATGCCTTGCGCGTCGGTGGCCTGCGTCTGGATGGTGATGGGGCCGTTGATGTTGGTTTCGGCACTCGACGTCATGCTCGAGATGCGAGAGGCCGACATGCCGGCACCTCTAGCTCCAGCGGATTGGCCGGCAATCTGCGTGGCATTGGACTGCCCGAGCGATGCATACAGAAGACGGGCGTAGGCCTGCCGATTCGAGATGTTCGCCTCGGCTGCCCCGGGCCGCTCGTATGACTGCGCGTGGACTGCCGCGGCCTGTTCTGCGGTCGTCGTAGCCCTGAGGCGTTGGCCGGCCGCCTGCTCTTTGCCCTTGGTCAGTTCGTACTGCATGAATGCCAGTTGCTCTTCGAAACTGGATCCATTCAGATCGTGGCCAGACCATTTCTTGAAGTCCGCTACCCGGCTGCCCAGCCACTGGCCAATGCCGTACGCGCCAGACTTCTTGTTGCGCGACTCAGGATCAACATCGCTCTCTTGCGTGAGGCTACCGACAATGCCGGCGGCCTGAGCAGAAGACCAGCCCTGACTCAGAAAGTAGTCCATCGCCTGCTTCTGGCGGCCAGCTTCAGACATGCCGAACGACTTCTTCAGCAACTGTCCTAGCTTGCCCCACCCACCTGACGGAGGCTGCGAGACGTTTGGCGTTGTTGCGCCTCCCGCATCGGCCTCTGCCACGTATTGATCGTGGTTCGGTCCAGGTGCAATAGTCTTGTCCAGAGCGGAGCGTCGTGCGGCCTCTGCCGCCGCCGACAGGCCGATGATTGCGGCAATGGCGCCCGGGCCGGATAGGGCGATTGACGCGAGGCCGCCGCCCACTCCGGTTAGAGCCGAAGCCAGTTGAATCAATGGCGAGGCAATTGAAAGCACCTTGAGAGCCGCTAGGGCGATCAGGACGTTCTTCCACCCACCTACCGCATCTGCGGCCTTATTGGCTTCGTCGACGAAGGACCGGATTGCCGTCACAGCATCATCGACCCACTTACTAATATCGGCCTTGTGATCCGCCACCCAATCAGCCATAGCCTGCAACTTCTGCAGCAGCATCTCGAAGGTCGGCATCAACTCGAGCAGAACGGTTGTGCCGACATACTTGAGGCGATCGCTGAAGTCCAGCCACTCATTCTTGAGTTTCAGGGCCTGCGCGGCCTGCTTCTCGGTAATAGCCGAATTCTTTTCCTGCGCCGACACAAGGGCGAGGATGGCTTGCGGACCCTGCTTGATGAAGTTGAACTCTTCATCGCTGATGCCCATGGCCTGGGCGACATACTTTGCCCTGCCCGGATCGACAGCAAACAACTTCTGGACGATCTGCGAACGGGCCAGCAGATATGCGTTGCCGTCCTTCAGGTCGCTGGTCTTGCCGCCAAAGCGCAGGAACATCTGGATCTGATCACTAACCTTACCTAGGCGAAATCCGGCTATCTGCTGCTGCGAGTCCTGCAGTGCGGACGTGATGCCATCCGCAGAGCCCCCGGCGCGCTCGGCCGCACGCTGCCATGCCGACAGATCCTTGGTGCTCATCTGCAGGTTCTTGGCCATATAGCCAAGATTCACCGCAGAGTTGATTGTGCTTTCGGTGAAATCCTTCAAGCCCATGCCCGCAGTGAAAATCGCGAGCAGTGCCAGAACTTCGTTGCGGACCTTTTTGTAGGATTCGACGGCGCGCTTATTGCGCTCCTCCATCTCCTTGGCAGCCTTCGTCTCTTCGGCGGAAAGCTTCTTGGTGGCATCCGTCGCTTGATTCTTGCCGGTGAGAAAGCCCTTTGCATCGATGCCAAGCGTGACCATCAACGCGTCTATAACAGTTGCGGCCATTTTTATTCCTTTCGCTCGCTCATGACGCGTTCGTTATGCTGATCAACCGTAATTATTTCCAGGAAGTTGTACAGGTCTTCCGCGCCATAAACGCTCTGGAGTTCGATTAGCGTGGCGAGTCTGTGTGAGACCACCACGCCGATCGAGTTCGGAAGGTTAGCGTAGTCGATCAGGCCTTCGTCGCTTCCGCCGCCGCCTCTTGTTTTAAGCGGGCGGCGCCAATAAAAAAATCCATGTGAAGATCGAAAACTGCCTTCCGCAAAATCAGGCGCGTTGACACTTCCTCGATGTTGTCCTCGACCATGGGGCCGACGCCCATGTACCCAAGCTTCACCGCAGGTTGGCGCGGGTCGGGGATGATGGCAATGCACGACATCATTTCGTCGAACAGCGGTTTCGCCATCTCATACGGGACTTTCGACAAGGACTTGATGCCGATGGCCATGAGCCCTGACAGCCCCGCCTTCAGAAGGTCGTCTGGCACCTCGACGCCACAATTCATCATGGCGAACAGGGCGCGTGCCGCCCATTCTTCGATCTGAGCAGCAGGCAGTTCGGTCAAGAAAAATACCTTCCCTTGATCGCGCCCTTCGCCTTCGATCTGGACTGTTTTGGTTTTGCGCGCCATTTAGACCGGTACTCCGAGCGTGACCTGGAAGTGAATCTCGAACTTCCGCGGCTGGAGAACTTTCTTGGCCTGAGCCATCGGTGAGTAATTCTTCATCACGCCGTTGGTCAGGGTGTAATTGCGGCCCACCGAAGACTGGTTGATGTTGCCGAAAAAGAAGAAAGGCGCCTTGGCCGCTTCCTCGGCTGCATAGACCGTTTCGAAGAATGTGTTCGAAGGGCTGTCGGCCTGGAGCGTCACCTCGAGGATTTTCACCTGAGGGATATAACCAGCCGACAGAATCCCATCGGCGCCCATCATGACTTCCTTCGTGTCGACGTTCGCCATCGAATACATGTCATCGTTCGAGAAGCCCTGGAGCTGCTGCGGCACGGTGAACAGGTTTGTCACACCCATGAAGAGGGTGGAATTTGCACTGGTAATATCGGCCATCTAAGGCTCCAAAATAAAAAAGCCACCGCGTGGGTGGCTTTGTTGAGTTCGATTCGTTGCTACTGATCAGCGTATCGCCATCGGTATCCGTAGGCGATATTTCCTCTGCCTTTGCAGAGTTGAGTGATGGGCGACGCTTGGGCTTTTTCGATTCCCGCCCGAATTAGCCATCTCGCCGCCTCAGCAGCAGAGCGAAACATCACTCCAGTCTCTATGCAAACGACGGGCTTTGAATTGGCTGCGACTGTCGCGGCCTTGTTTTTGTCGGTTGCGCGCTTTCCGAAGTTCGAATTCCTTGCCCCTTGACGACTTGGCAAGACTTTCGCCCGGTAGATCTCATCCTGCCAGAGTAGCTTGAAAGCGACTGACTTCTTGGTGCTGGATTCGGGGCTGCATTTCATTCCCGTAACAGCCGCAACGCGCAATGCTATCTGCTTGGCAGTGTGTTTCCGGCCCCTGTGAGCCAAAGCGATCGCAGCCTTGGTTTCCTCAGCATGCTTTCCGCCTTTGCGGGCGATCGACATCCTGAGTCTCGTTGCCTCGCTGGCCCGCAACCCCGTCCCGCTTGCTCCCGCTATCAAAGCGACGTTATAGGCCGGGTGCAAGGCGTTGATTCTTGCCTGCTCAACAGCCAGCAAGTCGGTAACCGGGCATCGCGCGATGACTGAGAAGATTATTGCCATATCACCATATTTATCCCATGCGCGCTGCAAAGACGGACTGTGATGCCTGCCGCGCCTCAGATCACTGAGATGCCTGCGCCATCTTCGCTTTATGGAGATCGCCGAGCCAATGTATTGGCGCCCGGATGGGCTGGTGATCGCGTAAACGCCAGTGTCGTTGTTCATCGTTTGCCCCTAAGCAAACCCTAGTGAGTGGTGCGGGAAGCCAGTTAGGGAACTGGCTTGTCGGATGCCTCCTATCCCGCACGATTCAATCTTACTTCAAATCACTGAACTTCTACACTGCTCACCGCGATAGATTGGACCGAACCGCCCTGGACGTACCACAAGGTGATCGGCGGCGACTGGCGGTTACCGCGCGTCTGGGCCGTCGCCGGCAGGATCTGCAGGTAGTAGCCCTGGGATTGCAAGACGTTTGCGATTGCCAGGCCGGCAGCGTTGTTGACTTCGGCGATCTGGGCATTCGAGAGCGTGACACCCGTGTTGATCAGGCCGAAATTGAGCGCAGCCTGGATCGGATCCTGCATCGCGGCCTGGATCAGGCCATAGCCGGCGGCGTTGTACGGAATCGACTTGACGTTGGTCAGCAACTCCATCAACGCCAGTTGAAGCTGGCTGTTCAGCCAGATTTGTCCAACGTATGCATCGACCCACTGGAACGGACCAGAGATCGACCCGGGGTAGAAGAAGATGAAGCCCTGGTTGGCCGTCGCATAGGCGCCGTAGAAGTTGTATCCATTGGCGATCAGGTTTGCCGCCACCGTCTGATTCGTCACGCTTGCGACAAGCCCGGATTGGGACTTGAATGCCAGCGTCGCTTCGCCGTTCGTCTCGGTGAAGTCAATTGACGCGACAGACCCCGCAGCGAATGCCGCCTGGCCAAACGGGATCGTCGGAACCCAGATCGGCGTGGCGCCGGAGATGCCTGCGGCGATGATCTTCTGGCCAAGCGACGCCGCCGCATCGGTCGATTCAGTCGGCGTGATGTGCGTGTCTTCAACGAAATATGCGAACTGGTTGTTCGTCGTGCCGGCCCATGCCGCGAACTCGGTTTTGAGCGTGTTGCCAGAGCCGCCGTCCGGATCGAAGTCGGAGAAGAACGTCGCCCAGTTTGTGGTTTGTGCAACGATGCCAGCCATGAATGCGGCCGGCGCTGCGGCGACCGCTGCGCCTTGAGACAGGGTCGCCCCGGTAGCGAGGGTCAGCAGGAGATCAGCAGCCAGCGTGCCGGTTGCGTAGGTGATCGTCTCCGTCGCGCCGGTCGAGGTGCTGGTGAAGACGAATGCGCCCGAAACGCTGTCGTAAGTCACAGCAAACGGCGGTGACGTGAAGCCGGCTGTAATGATCGTGGCAGCGTTCGAAAAGCTGGTCGCCGAAGACAGGTTGATAGAACTCGACGTCAACGGCGCACCGGCGAACGTGATCGTCAGTGTGCCGGTGAAGGCCTGCAACTGGGTCAAGGTCAAACCGGAGATGTTGCCGCCGCGCAGATAGCCGGGAACCGCCGCCAGGTTGTACTGGGCGAACAGGAGGGCTGCGGGCAGCACGTCAGCCCCTTCGAAACCGGCGAAGTAGATGGCAGCCTGGGAAGCCTGGACGGACGACGGCCCAAAAAAGCTGGAAACCGCTGCGGCCGATGGGAACGAAGGAACGGCGCCAATCGGCACACGGGTATTTGTGGTCAGACAAAGACCAATCAGCTCGAGCGCACTCCCTCCAGCCGAGATTACGCTCGGAACAACGCTTACGATCGCTGAGGCAGGAATGCTCGGCATTTTGGCTCCACAAAAGAAAAGACCACCTCAGAGGGCGGCCCAGAAAGACAAAACCCGGCGCGGGGCCGGGTCGAGTTGATTGGGTAAGACTTTTTAGCTAGCGGGATACTGCGATGGCACGTCGACCAGATTGGCTTCGAGTTGCGAAGCGAATTGCAGCGGCGCGGTTACGATCGGGTTGCACTGCATGACAACGTCGACCACATACCTTTCTTCAATTTGCTGTTCGCCATTCTCGAATGGCATTTGCCGCGGCTCGCTGTGATACAGGGGCGTCACATCGAATCCGCTCGCGGCGAACTGTTCAACTCCGTAGTCATCGCGAAACAGTGTGGTGATGATATGCGCGTTGTCTGCCGATGCCGGCCCGTGGATATCCAGTTGCGCCGTGAACTTGATTGGCTGCAGCAGGTATTCAACGCCCGCAGCGATGGTCTGGCTCGCCAGAGTCTGCGCCGGCGTAACCGTATAAGTGCCGCCGCCACCTGTACCAGTGCCCAATGCCGTGACGATCGTGTTCGCCGCCAGATTGTTTCCCAGCAGTTGTGCGCCTACCGTTATCGTTCCCAGGCTGACGTTCGTTACAGTCAGTGCGTTTCCTGCGATCGATCCAGTGAATGCTGTGTCTGCGTATGCGTCGACGTTCGTTTCGAGTCGTTCGCGCAGGATCGGAGTCATCGTCACGAAGTTGGTTCCAGCCGGTTCCGGTACTCGGTTGTCCTGGGCCTTCACGACCTCAATGCCGGTCGGCAGCACGGACAGTAGAAAGGACCGGAGCGCCGTGAAGATCTGGACTTCGGTCAGGGATAGGGTGATGCTCATGGCGATGGCTCCGCATCCCACTTGGCTGCTTTTAGGCCTGAATCAAATGCAACTTCTGCGATCGAGCGAACGACAGATGGAAGATTGACATCCCACCCGTTGATCTTCAGGTACTCAAGCACAGAGAGAAATGCAACCGTCTCGCCAGATGTGTGTTGACCATCCGACATTGGAAAACCGAGATTGCCGTTTGCCATGTCAGGATCCGTTCTGCTTAGTGATCACGAATTTCACCCAGCCGCCGGTCGTGTGCCAGTTTTCGAGTTGGTGCACCAGTAACCAGACCGTCCCATCCGGCAATGTCACGACATCGCCGCCTTCCTGCGAAGACCGAACGACGCCCTGGTAGTCGCCATTCACATAGATCGCGCGGCGCTCGCCGGTCAGGTTCAGGCCCGACACCTGGATCAGGTCGTTATAGGTGAGCGCCTGCATCTGTGCCAGGATGTACTGAGTCGGCCCATATACGGGGGCGCGCGAGCCATCAGGATTTGTTCCGTATCCTTGCGAGGGCTGAATTGCGAGCGTGACCCAATCGTTGATGACGCCGCATATGGGCGCCACAATGTTATTCAGGTTCACGGGTTCACCTCGGAATCGACGCTGTCCAGCATGTTCTTGGAATCGACCAGAGGTTTGTCGAACCCCTTCTTTGCGACTGTTGACTTGGCATTAGCCGGGTCATCGAATGAGCGGATCGAATCCTGCAACTGCTCGGCGACATGCTTGCCTAGACGCCCTAGCGCCACTTCGGAGTCGTAGTTCGCGGCCTTGATGATCTTGCCCAGATCGGTCGGCCACTCGCCTTTGTGTGCCGCGATCATGCCCCTGAAGTAGGGGCGCGCCGGAATCGTCACCGTATATTCGTCCACGTGATGCGTGGTGTCGTAGTTCGACCGCGAAGCCTTCACAAACTGGCTCGCGCCCACGCGGTTGCCTTCATCGTCCAGCGAGCCGGCGGCGAAGTTTCCGTTCTTGTCGATCTTGCGATGGATGGTGACGTCATGCTCAGGAACCGTCACTGTGCCGCCGTACTCATTAGTGGCAGCAATCAGCGCGACTGGCGTGCCGTCAGGATACGTCGAGCCTTCAAGAAAGCCGACGTTGACCGTCTTCGCTTTGCCGACCTTATCGGCGATCTCGCGCAGCTTGGCCTCGAGCGCAGCGCCCCCAGAGAAAACGCCCATCATCCCCTCCAGAAACCGCCGCCATAAGGATTGGCATTCGGCACACACCCCGGAACGTAATGCATGGTCCGGTATTGAGCAGTCGCCGTCCAGAACGCCAGACCGTACTTCGTCTGAGCCCAGTATTGCGCCGTGCCCGGTGACATATCCAGTTGAGTCGCTACCGATACACTGCCTTGCGATGCGTTGCTGATGCGGCCAACTAGCGGTGAGGACGGTTGGCCATTCAGTGGCGCATTCAAGGCAGCAATGTGCGACGTCACCATGCCAAGCAGCATGCCGCGCTGGCCTAAATCACGAATCGGGCTACGCGGCGTGTTATCGCACAGCAGGGTTGCTTCGTAGAAGTATTGCTGGGCCAGCGGTTGCGGGACCGATGTGGCCAGCTCGGGATATCGCATCGACCATAGCGGATAGTCGAACGTGACCACATCGCATGTCATGATCAGACCGCCTGACGAACCATGTCCGACTTGTGCAAGCCCTTCGGAAGCTTGTTCGGGTCAAGCCGTTCCAGGCCAGACTTCTGGTCTTCTTTTTCCTTGGCTTCTGCGATCGTGCTGGCAGTCTCGCCATGGGCGAACAGCATGCCATTCACGACGATATCCGATTCCTTGTTCTGCTCGAGCCAGCGCTCCCAGAATTCCCGGGGGATTCCATGCGTGATTGCATAGCCGCCGACGATCTGCTGATGGGCGCCCTTGTTCTGCGCCCAACTATTGCCCTGCACGACGAAATGCTTCGCGCCGCGCGCCAGTTCGGCAACCTTGACTTCACGCGAGCCCCCGCCCATCACCAACTCGTTCTTCGTGACGAAGTTAAAGAGCTTCAGTGTCAGGTCCATTGGAAGCTTCGACGCGACGCTAACTGTCGCATTCGAAGGAACGTCGTTTTGCTTTTTGAGGCTGATTGTTGATTCTTGCGTTGCCATGTGACCGCCTATCGAAATTGACCGAACAAAAGAGGGCGCGCCGCCAGGCCGATACGGTCAGGTCAGCTTTTCGAGAATGACTCTAGGGGCGCGCTTTACTGCGACAAACAGGTCAGATGCCGACCATCGACGAAACTGCGTACGGCTGACGCAGCACGAAACCAGCCGAGCCCTGGCTGAACTTCTGCTTGAATGCCGACATTTCGCGAACGATAGTGCCGGCGCGCAGCTTCGTGTTGAATGCGCAGAAGCCGGTTTGCTGGCCTTCAGCCTTCGGTGCATACAACTGAATGATTTCACCGACCGCGTTGCCTTGCGGATTCGATGCGGTCAATGCGCCGTACTGGATCGCGGTCTTCACGGTCAGTTTCGGGAATGCCTTCACCAGCAGATCCGCCACCGCCACGTTGAACGTGTTCACCGCCGTCATTGCGCCTTCACGAGCCGGCGACAATGCAAGGATGAATTCCGACTTGGTGTTGAGTTGACCATTCGACTGATTGATGGACTGGATCACCAGCGACTGGACATCGTTGAAGATTTCGTTGGCGGTCGCATTGATCGACGTGCCGTTCATCCACGAATTGCCGCCAGCAGCCTTGGGAGCGGGCGTAAGTGCTGCAGTCAACGACGGGTCGTTCAAGATGCCGTAGTTCTGCAGGCCTTGGACGCCGCGGAAGTACGTCAGGTTCGAGAACTTGTTCAGGCCGTCGATCGCAGCTTCCTTCTGTTCGTTCACGAAGCCGATCTTCGCCAAGCCAGCGCGCTCGATTTCGAAATCACCGTATTCGCAGATCGTCTGAAACAGGTACGGCTGACGTTCTGGGAAGTTCGTGTTGATACCGGCCGAACCGTTGTTGTTGTAGTCGCCGTACGTCGAAATCTCGTACGTGCGCTCCACCACCGGGAAGATCAGCGTCGAATCGACCCACGAACCTTTTTGCTGCTCGCCGAAGATTTCGGCCGCTTCGTTCTTCGCGGTCAGGACGTGCAGAATGTCCGGGTCGAGGTAGAACGACAGGTAAGCCGGAATGCCAGACGAAGCGACAGTGACGAGTTGCGGCTGGGCGTCGCACGCCATATCGAAATTCTTCTTCCACTCAGGGCGGGTAAAGCCCTGGCAATCGGGGAAGTGAATGCCCCATTCCTTTTCGTGAAACGCCAGCGCTGCCCGTTGATCGGACGGCGACATGTCATAAGCCATCTTGGCCATGGTAATTTCCTTTGAGCAATAAAAAAGCCGCCCTCGGGCGGCCAGATGCATCAGATTAGTGACAGTGCGCGCGAATTAACCGAGCAACCAGGTGGACATCTTGACCAGTTCGCCGGGAGCGCCGACCGAGAGGGCAACCCATTTCGTAGCCGTGCCAGCAGCGACCGTGATCGTCGTGGAGGCAGCCGTTTGGCCGATGTTCACGGCGTACGTGCCCGTGCCACCCGAACCCGTGATGAAGCCGGTCACGGCGGTGCCAGTGGTCACACCGGATCCACTCAGGGCGTCACCCAGACCGATAGCGCCGGAGCCGACTGCGGTAACGGTCAACGTGCCTCCCGAACCGGTGATGGTCGTGCTCGCTACCGTTTGCGAAGTGCTCACGCTGTAAGTGCCGATTCCGCCTGCCGTGCCAGACAACTGGCCGGTGATGGTCGTGCCCGCAACGACGTTCGTGCCGGTGATGCCCTGGCCGGAAGTCAGAACACCGGTCGTGACTGCGGTGACCGTCAGGACGAGGCCTGCGATCGAACCCGTGACGACGTTCGCTGCGATCGAACCCGTGACGCTTGCGCCAGTCCAGTTCGAACCGAATTGAACCAGGCCGGTGGAGTTGTTCGCATAGGCAATCTGATCGATTGCGGAGGTGCTCGAACCGGAGTTCGGCACCCACACGCCAGCGGCGCTCGTCAACGTCACGCCCATGCCGGGCGGGATCATCATCGAGTTGTCGGCGAGATAGGTCGTGATCAGGGCCTGTTGTTCGCGGTGCACGAAACCAGTCGGTGCGCCGGCGCCAAAGTTGCTGACTGTGAGGTTCAGTGCATCAGCCCAGGCAAAGCGGCCAATCAAGACGCCACTCGTGCCTGCGACGAATGCACCTGCACCAGCGTCGACAGTCGCGCGCGGGTTGCGGTCGCACCAGTCGCCAGCAACGGCCGGCGCGGCTTGGACATTGACTTGTGAGGGAAACGGCATTTTTCTACTCCTGAATTTTGAAAGGCTGCGCGATTAGTTGAGCCGACCAGCGTTGGGGAACGCCGAGGCGAAGTCGACCGGAATAGCGCTGTCCTGTGCGATGCGGGGCAGAACTGAGCCCGGCTTCGGTTGTGCTTCGAGCACGGCGCGGAATGCGCTCGGATGGATGCCGTCGACCTTCACGCCCAAAGTCTCGAGAGCGGTGCGATACACGCTTTCGGCGCTGTCGAATGCGACCGACAACTTGCCGACGTAGGCGTGAGCAACTTCCTTTGCGTCCGAGATGTCGTTCAGGCGCTTGATGGTTGCGGCTTCAGCGGCCTTGACGGCAGTGCTGATAGCGGCGTCCATTGCGGGCTTGCTGACCGAAGCATCCTTCTCGGTAGCGGGCTTGCCACCAGGGGCATTCGTGCCGGGGGTCGGCGGGGGATTGTCCATAGCGGGCTTTTCTTCCGGTTTTGCTTCGGGCTTTTCTTCCTCGTCGCCAGCCAGCTTCAGGCCGCGCAACTTCGACTCGATGGCACTCATGTCTTCGTCACTGATCTTGCCTTTCAGCATCGAACAGATTTCATCGACCGGGCTCGCGTCGACCGCGGGCATTTCAGTCGGTTCGTCGTCAAGACCGACGTCCAGATCGTCTTCATCTCCGCCGTCCAGGCTGTCGAGCAGTTGCATGACGCTTTCGAGGTCGGCGTCTTTCGCCAGCTTCGGCTTGATCGCTTCCGCGATGCCAACCTTCTTTTCTTTCCAGTTCTTGGCCGTGATGCCGACCAGGATCGGGTTAAGGTCCAGCTTCGCGTCAGCAGCGAGTTTCGGCTTTAGAGCGATCAGCGCCCCCTTAGCCAAAGCAGCTTTCCGAGAAAGGGGCTTCTTGATGCTCATGGTTTGAATCTCCAAGGGTAGTGAATCGCCTACGACTACATCCGGGCCGGCGCGCCCCGCGACTACAAGAGCCACGTGATTTCCATAAATCGAGCGCATAACTCCGTCGTACGGAGTGCCCTCGTACGTGCCAGGCGTCATGTCGGCGGTATACCGATATCCGCATGACAGTTCCTGTTGTTTCTTTGATTCGATTGCCTCAATACCTTCTGCGTCCCAGACCGTCAGGCTGTTGCGCAGGTATGGCGCATCAAACGAGGCTTCAGATCCGGTTGTGCCGACCGTGATAGTTCGCGGATGGTCATCGGCAGTCGACGGCTTGTGGATGAGCAGGAGCGGAACGCTGTTGAAGGTAGGCGCCGCTTTTGCGAGTTCTTCGGGATCGCGCAGAAGTTGATAGATCTTCTTCGGATCGAGACCGAGCGCTTCGGCGTCGGGGATCTCTTCACCCAGATAGGGATTGACGATCGCCTTCGATATATTCGTGACTGCGACATGCAAACGTCCGTCCTGGTCGGTCGTGCGCACACTGGCACGGTCGAAGGCGAGGCGGTCACTGGTCATGGTTTGGGCAATAAAAAAGCCCGCTATGTGCGGGCCGATGGGATTAATATGACGAGGTTCTCTAAACCACGTAACTCTATGAAAAAGCTACTTATTTCAATTTCCGTTCTGACTTCGTGTGCGGTGTTCGCGCAAGATCATCCGTACACACCTCAGCAGCAAGATCACTGCATGAAGGTCGCGCAGGCATTCCAGATGGTTGCTACCGGCCGAGATAGCAACTGGCCGGCTGAAACTGCGCTTCACACGATCACCGCGTCGCCCGCGATGGGAATATCCGTCGAGCAGGGCAAGCAGATCGTTAATCTGGTTTATGCCGATCCAGCCTTCGTGAATGCCGGCGGTCCCGCGTTGATGAATCAGATTTACCAGGCCTGCCTGTATCCGCACGGAAAGCCGAAGCCGTTCCAGTGATCAGGTTCCAACGGCGATGTTGATGCCGGCTACACCGGTCAGCGTGATCGCGGCAAGATTCGTGTTCGCGCCGATGGTCAGTGCAAGCGGTTGCCCCGGCATCACGACGACGCCAGAGCCGGCGACTACGGTCACAGTGGAGCTGGTGCCGAGCACCACGAAGACCGGCTGAATGCCGAGATTCGTTACCAGTGCGATTGTGGGCGTACCGGTTGTAGGAATCGCGACCTGAGACGACGTTGTGCTAACCGCCAGCTCTACGGCGGCAGTCGGTGCGAATGATGCGATGGGGGCGGTTGCCATTTCAATCCTCTAAACCGGGGATAACAGACTGGCTGGTACAGCGACAATTGGGTAACTGTCCTGGCCAGATGTATTCGCCATCAATCTCGCAGCCCTTGGCAACGTCGTACAGTTTGCCTTTTCCGCCATTGTCGCGGCCGGCTGCCAGATGCGAGATGCGCGGATGTCGACCAGCACCAGAGTGTTTCCAGCGCGCTTGAGTGATGCCTAGCTCAGCCTGGCGCGTCCGGTTGATGACCGCGGTCATCTTGTTTGCCTGGTCTTTGCTAATAAAGGCCGCGCGGCGTTTGGTGATGTCGTAGCGCTCAGTCAGGTCTTTAGTCAGGGCGCCCAGATCGCGCCCAGTTTGCATATGGCGCATAACCAGGCCTTCGACCTGGCTAAGGTGTTCGGATCCGATACTTTTGATGAGCCCGACGTTCTCGCCAATCGCGGCCTGCATGGCGTTATTGACTTCGGCGGTGGTCTTGAACTGGATCGTGAATCCGGCTTTCTTCAGAATGTCTTTCAGTTGCACATCCGTCGCGCCGGCCGCCTTGTCGACGAAATACTTCGCCAGATCATCGGCACCCTTGTCGAATGCCTTCATCCAGCGCCGCGACATCCGGTGAATCGCGCGGCGCATGGCGTTGGCCGGGCTTCCGTCGCGGAACGACTCAAGCCCGGCATCCTGCGCCAGAGACATGGGCGGATTGGCTCTATACTGTGCAGTTATCCACCAAGTCAGCGACTTGTGCATCGCGTCAATCCAGCGGTCCAACTGTTTTTTGTATGCCGCCTCAACGCCGGCATTGGCTCGCACGGGACGCAGCAGAATATCCTTGCCGGTCGGAGATACGAGCTTTGCCATCGGGAG